CAGCAAACAGATTCTGGTCACAGATATTTGGTGTTGCTTTTTCAAACAAAAGATTCTTACACTTCCTTATGTTGTTCGTACCTGTGATGGGTATGTGGACATCATCAATCGGTATCGTAGGTCTTGCACTTAACCTTAGAGCATACGACTTTGTATCTCAAGAGATAAGAGCAGCAGAAGATCCAGAGTTCGAGACTTTCTATACAAAGAACATTCTTTTAAACGAAGGTATGAGAGCATGGATGTCATCTGTCGATCAACCACACGAGAACTTTGTGTTCCCAGAGGAAGTATTACCTCGTGGTAACGCATTGTAAATCAACATACATATGTTATAATAAAGACCCTACTATAGGGTCTTTTTTAATGTAAGGAAAAGATGGATCTAGATGATCAATTACAATTAGCTCATCTTCTTTTACAGGAGAGGAAATGTAGAGTTTGTGGTCAGGAAAAAAATCTAATCGATGGTTATTATCGAACTCGTAAGAATGTTAGATTAGCGTCTTCCTATTCATATGAGTGTAAAGAATGCACGGTCAAAAGAGTTTGTGGTAATAATCGTCGTAATAAACTAAAGAAAAACCGCATTAAAAAAATGAAACAAACTGAAAATTTGCAGCAACTCATGGAGAGATTTACTAAGAGATTAAAGCAGGTAAATCCAGATGACAAGGAAACAGTATCTTATCTTAAGGGATGCATAGACACCGTTGATTATTTGGCTACAGGAAAACTACCAAATGACGGTAATCACGATGGTATGAAAAATCATAGGCCTAGACATTCTGACCTTGATGCGTTAGACTAAAAAATATCAACCACTATATAAAATCGAGAGATCATTACTTATGAAAATTTTTCTTGATACCGCTGATACAAAAACAATCAATAAACATTTCGAGACTGGATTGATTGATGGTGTGACCACCAATCCAACATTGATTATGAAAAGTCATGAGAGACCTGACGATGTTTATCGTGACCTTGTTTTAATAGGACTTAAAGATATCAGCATGGAAGTTGTAGGAACTAGAGAAGAGATGCTTGCAGAAGCAGATCGTCTGATTAGTAAATTCCATGATGCGGTCACAATCAAAGTGCCATGTACACCGGATGGCCTTGCGGTCTGTAAGGACTTGTATGCTCAAGGTGTTAGAGTTAATGTCACATTGATATTCAGCGTCTCACAGGCGATCCTAGCGGTCAAGGCCGGCGCAAGATATCTCTCCCCCTTTGTTGGTCGTGTAGATGACCAAAGATTTGGTGGATGTAATCTCATTAGAAGAATTAAAGAGGTGTTGCCAGTGCATGTTGCAGCACAATATAATCTACCTGAGATACTATCTGCCTCTATTAGATCAGTTGCTGATGTAGAGCATTCATTTGCTCAAGGTGCTGATATCTGCACAATGCCACCCAAAATCTTTGAGGGAATGTATAATCATATTCTCACAGACAAGGGATTAGAACTTTTTGACATCGATTATCAAAAAACAATTAAGGAATTTACCTAAAATGCAAGCTGTAGTCTATTCAAAAGATAACTGCCAATGGTGTGATAGAGTAAGACAATTACTAAAGAGTGTTAAGATTGATTATATTGAATACAAATATGATCTAGACTTTACAAAACATGAATTTCAAGAAGAGTTTGGTAGTGATGCCACTTTTCCTCAAGTTCAAATTGAAAATCATTACATTGGAGGATGTAAGGAGACTTTACAATGGTTACAAAAAGAAAAAATACTATGAAAAACTTCGACGAAGCATATTTCATAGTCGAGAAAGCAATTGAACTTGCTTTTAAGGGTGATTTTGTTTTGAAATTTTATACCTACCTTGATGGTCAGGGTGTAAAGAAAAAGCAAATTGAAGAGTTCATTGAAAGTTCTACTGCAGATGAATTATCTGAACAGGTTTTAGAACTCGAAGGATACATTAAGGGAGGTGACAAAACACTGAAAGAAGCCTATGGACACATACCAAAACCAAAGGCAAGAAAGATAAAAAATTATCTTTATGGTATACTAGAAGATGCATGGAGGTACAGTCGTGACAGAAGAGGGGGAAGAAAAAAACGTTCTAAATAATGACAAACCCGAAATCAATCGGGGTGTAGAGTTGCTACTACGTAATAGGAGGAACGTTCAACCAAAAACAATTTTTCAGTTAAAGTTTAATTTTTTTAAAACAGAAATAACTTTTACTATAAACAAAACAAAAAAATAATCTCTGGAGGCCTGCATGTCAGAAACATTAATCGTAACTCTCACTCTTACAACAGTAGTTACGTTCCTTGCACTATTAGTAGGAGGTATGGTAGGATGGTTAGCAAGACAACACTCATATGATACTACACCTGAAACAGTGTATGCACATCCAGAGATGTTTGACGAAAACGGAAACTTATCAGCAGATGAAATTTTAGCAGTACGATTTGAAAATCATGACAACAACACCGAAGAAGAAGACAACGACTAGCGTGGTAAAACTACCACCTAATCCTTTTATCCATGAGATACTAGATTATGTTGACTCTCAAAAAACTAAACCTAAGAAGGTTCAGGCTTTACAGGAACATCGAGATGATTCACTGACTGCCATTTTAATATGGAACTTTGATGATAGAGTTATCTCTGCTGTTCCAGAAGGACAAGTCCCTTACAAAGAGAATGAGGTTCCAGTAGGAACAGATCATACATCTCTTCGTAGGGAGTGGAAGAATCTCTATCACTTTATCAAGGGTGGTAATGATACATTAAGTTCTCTTCGTAGAGAAACAATGTTTATACAAATGCTTGAAGGATTGCATCCAGAAGAAGCCAAGATTATTTGTTTAGTGAAAGATAAGAATCTCACTGAGAAATATAAGTTGACTAGAGAAATTGTTGCAGCAGCATTTCCAGATATCGCATGGGGGATGCATAGAGGAACATGAGTGATGTGAAACCGGAAGATTATTCTTGTGAGGTTTTACTTGAAAAAACCACACAAGACGATGCAAGAAATACTTCTTTCCCAACAGATGCATACAACGTAGAGTATACTGTTGAAGGTGAAGATAGATTAGATGTATGTCGGTCAGCAAAAATGTCAAACATATTTGATTTATATTTTGATAAGTATGGCCCTTGTATGAAAAAAATTAGTTATGGATCAGGAACTATTCCACCAAATCGTTTTGGATTAAAACCAGCACCAAAGAAAAAGAAAAAAAGATGAGTGAAAATTTACGAGATCAAATAAATGAACTCATTCGAGATGAGATTCAAGATGTCATCAATGATTATGTTGATGCACAAGAAGAGACTGAAAAGTCTGGTCTTGGGTTTGTTGGTAAGGAAGAAGATAAAGAATTGAAGGTTAGTATTCGTCAGAGTGAGGTTGATAAATTAATAAAAGAATATAAGAAGATTAAGAAAAGAGAAAAAAGTAATTTAAGTCAGGTTAAAAAACTTGGTCTAGTAGATAAGGACGGTAATCCTCTGTAAAAATTAAGTTTTGTTACAGAATGAACAAAACTTTTCGTATATATAGGCTGAATGTGTTAAAATAAACACATCGTTCATCCGATGATTGAATTAGCACTACTGGCGCAACTCCTATCTGAACATGTACCTGCCCACTGGACAATGACATGCACAGAGTGGAATCAAAACAGAATAGAGATACTCAGTGATGAGAATCTTAACTCTGACGCACACGAGTATCTTATAGATTACTTCCGAAGCAAAGTGTCAGATCAATATTGCAAAACATATATCATTGGACGCAAGTAAGCCAACTCGGAACGGGTTCGTTCATCTTCATGTATAACATTTTAATGAAATTAGTATTACTTGGTGCTCCACTTAATTGTGCAGATGCCAATGAGTTGCTATCTTTAATTAGACCCTTTGACCCTGACAGGTTAGAGATGACTAGAGTAATTATTGCACATACTGATTCAGAATGTTTTAATGAAGACGCAAAAGCTGACTGAAGGAACGGGAACACGGATCCCTCGCAAGAGGTAAAGGTGCAAAGTCCAATTACTTTAGGAGAAACCAAATGGCACAAGTCACATACAGAGGAGTCAAGTATGACTCTGATGAGTACAATGCAAAAGTACTTGCAGAAGCTGCTCAAAAACAACGTCACGATCTAATGTACCGTGGTCTAAAGGTTGTTAAAAAAGTAGCGGATGTCAAGTAATGTTAGTTACTACAGAAATTCTCGTAGCAAGCGTGGTGTTTCTGACTATCATCTACGCTGAGGCTAGACTACTTTACTCAAGGTAAAAAACAATGATACGCATAGGGTGGGAACCACCCGAAGTTCCCGATTTCGATCCAGAAATCCATAACCCAGAGAAAGTTTTTGCTTTCCTGTGTTATCGTGGAATTCATTATGCAAAGTGGGTTTATCTTGATGTTGTCTTCCATGAACAATGGAAATTATTTAATCCAAGAGGAGAGGGTTGACCTTTCCTCTTTTTTTGTATATAATAAATAAAATGAAAAGTTTTCATGGACAAAGGAAAATTAAAAGTCTTAGTCATGGCTCTTAAAGAGATCGTTGAGGAATTAGAAAGCGAAGTCTATTCTGATCCAGAGGCATACAAATCTCCTACTGCATTTTCATCAACATCACTCGATTATGATGAGCAGTTTGATGATGGTTCAGACTAATGGAAGTATCACTTATTAGCATCACACCTGATGCTGAGAAGACTATGGCATTCATTGCCAGAGTATCTAATCCATCTAATCAGGATAATGAAAACTATTCTGGATTACTAAAGTATTGTATCAAGCATAATCATTGGTCTGTATTTGAACAGTCAACGATGACTTTGCAAATAGATACTACTCGTGCGATTGCAGCTCAGATATTAAGACATCGATCTTTTACATTCCAAGAGTTCTCTCAAAGATATGCAGAGAGTCATGAACTTGGTAATATCGAACTACCAGATTTAAGGAAACAGGATAAGAAGAATCGTCAGAACTCAACAGACGATCTTGATCCTTTTGTAAGACAGAAGTTAGAAGCACAAATGATAACTCTCTTCAGTTCTTGTCAGTCATTATATAATCAAATGATTCAAGAAGGAGTTGCGAAAGAGTGTGCTAGAATGGTTCTACCATTATGTACACCTACAAAGATCTATATGACAGGATCTTGTCGATCATGGATTCATTATATTAATCTAAGATCTGCACACGGAACACAGAAGGAACACATGGAGATTGCTGAAGCATGCCGAAAGGTATTTACCGAACAGTTTCCTGCTGTCTCAGAAGCCCTTGAGTGGGTCTAAATAACCATAAACTTTATTGTATTCATATGGCAACATACCCCATTATTAATCAGAAAACTGGTGAACAAAAAGAAGTATCAATGAGTGTCCATGATTGGGATCAGTGGTGTACTGATAATCCTGATTGGGGTAGAGATTATTCTGATCCATCTACTGCACCTGCTCTCGGAGTTGAGGTTGGTGAATGGAGAGATAAACTCGTTAATAAAAATCCCGGATGGGGTGAAGTCCTTAAGAAGGCAGAAAAATCTGGAGGTATCTCTGGACGACTGGCTAAGAAAGGAATTGGTACAACACAAGGGGATGACTGAATAGTATGCCAAGAAAAAAGAAAACAGATCAACAACCAATAGGTGTTGGGTTAACGGCAAAGCAAATGAAGAGGAAGAAACCAATTAATGGTGATATGTTGAGAGACATAGAACCTCTTACAGAAAATCAACAGAAGTTATTTGACTCATATGCAAATAGTAAGAACATAATTGCATACGGTGCAGCAGGTACAGGAAAGACCTTTATAACCCTGTTTAACGCACTCAATGACGTGTTAGATACTTCGACACCCTATGAGAAAATATACATCGTCAGATCGCTTGTATCGACCAGAGAGATCGGTTTCTTACCGGGAGATCATGAGGACAAATCATTCTTATATCAGATACCATATAAGAACATGGTGAAGTATATGTTTGAGTTACCATCAGCAGCAGATTTTGAAATGCTCTATGGTAATTTAAAAGCACAAGAAACGATATCATTCTGGAGTACATCGTTTATCAGGGGAACAACATTTGACAGGGCTATAATATTAGTGGACGAGTTCCAGAACTTGAATTTTCACGAATTAGATAGTATAATGACAAGAGTAGGAGAGAACACTAAGATCATGTTCTGTGGTGATGCTACCCAGTCTGATCTCATCAAACAAAACGAAAGAAATGGTATCATAGATTTTATGAGAGTTCTTCGTTTAATGTCATCAGTTGATATCATTGAGTTTGGTGTAGAAGATATTGTTCGATCCGGATTAGTTAAAGAATTTATTCTTGCAAAAATGGAACTTAATTTATGAATTTTACTCATCATAATTACTTGGGTGATCTTGAACTACAGAAAAAAGAAACAAACGGTATAAGACTTTATAATCTTCCCGATGGCCAATGGGTTCCGTCTATCACATCAGTGACTTCTTTTTATAATCGACAGATCTTTATTGACTGGAGAAAGAGAGTTGGTGTTGAAGAAGCAAATAAGATTACAAAGAAAGCAACTGCTCGTGGTACAGATTATCATGAGGCAGCACAGAACTATTTGATGAATCTTGAACTCAACTGGGATGACTACCAACCCATGACGAAGTTTATGTTTTACAATACCCTACCATATCTGGACAAGATAAATAATATACACGCTATCGAAAGGACTCTTTACTCAGAATACCTTGGTCTTGCCGGTAGAGTTGATTGCATCGCAGAGTATGAAGGGGAACTGGCCGTAATAGATTTTAAAACTTCAACAAAGATAAAACCTGAGAAATGGTGTACGAATTATTTTGTACAAGAAATGTTTTATGCTGCTGCTTACTACGAACTAACTGAGATTCCTATTACAAAACTCATTACTTTAATGGTAACTCCTGATGGAGAGGTAAAAGTATTTGACAAAAGGAACAAAGGGGATTATATTAAGTTATTAGTTCGCTATATTAAAGAATTTGTATCTCACAATACTGGGTCTTCCAATGGAAAATGAATTAGAAAAAGCATTCGAGGATAAGTTTTATTGTCCTGCTCGTTTCGCACAAGAAATTGAGGGCTTAGTGCAGTCTCAAGAAGAGATGAACTACATCGATGCGATTGTTTATTTCTGTGAACTCAATGCCATTGACCTACAATCAGTTCCGAAACTGATTTCAAAACCACTCAAAGAAAAATTAAAGTACGAAGCACAGGAACTTAATTTTCTTAAAAGAACTTCGAGAGCAAAGTTGGTTTTCTAATGGATCAAGATGATAACCCATTCTGGGGTGAACCAACTCCCACTGATCTATGGGAGGATATGAAAAAGATCAATGCACTTTATGAAAAACTTAATTGGGATCATCAAGATTATCTAGAGTTTACAATTGAGGAAAATCATATTACAATAAGGAATAAATCCAGAGAAGGAAGGTAATGATGCCGTTTGATGCCTACCGTTGTTATTTGTCATTAAAGAATCACTTCACAAAAGACCACTACGATTACCATAGGTATGGTGGCAAGACAAGAGCAACCAAAGAAGCCTTTTATAAAAGGAAGGATCGCTTTTGGTTTGAAAGATTTTCAAGACAGAAGAATGATAAAGAAGTTGTAGACTTTTTTGTATCTAATTTTGTGTCGTGTTCTGATCCTGAGAGTATGTGGATTGGAGAGATGATCAAAGAAGGAGAAGGGAGATATGTTGATTGGAAGAAAAAAGTTCAATCATTGTCATATATGTTCAAAGAAGAATCAGAAACATTGTTTGCAGAGAATAAGGTAGATGATGTCTTTGATTGTAGCAAAGGACACCCTATTGTATTGAAAAAATTCTTAGGTGGTAATATCAGTATTGAAAGTATGGTAATCTATGATAGAATACTAGGGTATGGAAAAGACTTTGATAAAAAGTTAGAAGATCCAGTATGGAAAACCGTAAGTAGGAGAGTAAGAAAGTATTCTCCTTTCCTAAATATAGATGTATTCCACTATAAAAAAATTCTAAAGGGGGTAGCAACCAAGTGAGTTTCTTTGACTCCGATATCGTAAGAGCTGAGATGGCAGAGATCCATCAACTTCAAGAAGACATTTATTCAAGTGTCATGAATTTTCCTTACATGAATGCTGCTGAAAAAGCAGATCATGTTAACTCTCTTTCAGTGCTCGTAGAGAAACAAAAAATTATGTATGCTCGTTTGAAATTATCAGACGACCCTGATGCTGAAGTTATGAGAGAGGAGATCACAAAATCTGCAGAGATGATGGGTCTTCCTAAAGGTGTTGACATGAGCATCATCTTTAATCAGATGAGTGAGATGATCACTCTGATGAGAGAACAATTTGACATCGGCACAATTTAGTGTTAGAATAGTCGAGTACACACAAGCCAAATCTAATTTAATCCGAGGTAATCTATGTCTTTCGCAGACCTAAAGAAGCAGTCATCACTAGGTTCATTGACTGCAAAACTTGTAAAAGAAGTTGAAAAAGCGAACACATCTGGAGGAGGGGGCGATGAGCGTCTCTGGAAACCAGAACTAGATAAAACAGGCAATGGATATGCAGTTATCCGTTTCCTTCCTGCACCTGAGAACGAAGAGTTCCCATGGGCAAAAATGTACACTCATGCCTTTCAAGGGCCCGGTGGTTGGTATATTGAAAATAGTCTAACTACAAATGGTCAAAAGGATCCTGTTTCCGATCACAACCGTGAACTATGGAACAGTGGTAATGAGGCAGACAAAGATACAGTACGTAAACAAAAGCGTAAGTTATCTTACTACAGCAACATTTATGTTGTTAAAGATCCTACTAACCCACAGAATGAGGGTAAAGTATTCTTATTTAAATATGGTAAAAAAATATTTGATAAGGTTATGGAAGCAATGCAACCAGAGTTTGAGGATGAAACACCAATCAATCCTTTTGACTTCTGGCAAGGTGCTAACTTCAAGTTGAAGATTGTGAAGAAGGATGGTTATTGGAACTATGACAAGTCAGAATTTGACAAAGTAGGGCCAGTTCTTGAAGATGATGATGCACTTGAAGGACTCTGGAAGAAGCAGTATTCACTTTCTGCTGTCACTGCTCCAGATCAGTTCAAGACATATGAAGATCTTGAGAAGCGTCTCAAGTATGTTCTAGGTAAAAAGCCTGCTCCTCGTTACATCCCTGACAATGAGTTAGAAGATGAGAGCGAAGGTAAGTATGCTGTTGCTGAGAAGGTAGTTGCACAGGCAGTATCGACTCCTGCAGTCGCATCTGTTGATTCTGATGAAGATGATGCACTATCCTACTTCCAAAAGTTGGCAGATAGTTAATCAAATAATCTGATATTATCTCCTTGTACTAAGGTTTCACTCACATACTGGGTGGAACCTTTTTTATATGCCATGATTTCTTCTAAATCATCAAATACAATATTAAGATATGATGCTTTTAAAACGAATATATTTCTCCTATCATCATTTAATTTCTCTTCATGCGTAAAGTTTGTTACAGGAAGTGCAACATCTGTTGCTCTTACATGTTGACCTAGTGCATTGTCATAGTAAGAAACACTTTGTGCAACACCAACTCTTTGCCCTGCCGGTATAATTATTGAATTGTCAGTTGTTTTTACTTCTCTAGATTCATAATGATGTATCCCTGAGTAGAGAGTTTCTTCATCGTATTTGTTTGTAACATAAGCGTGAAAGTTTGATTGTGTCATTGGCCATTCACTTTGAACATTAA